TAAGTGAACTAAAGCAATTTTAGTCAACTCAGACACTACAATACGTTGGATGCGCTCGATTGTGCGCGCAAATCTGATGTCTTCAGCAGCTAACGTAGCTTTACCTGTCAAATCTTTTTCGTAACCCATAAATGCTTTAGGCACCTTAAGGGCAGCAAATAATTTATCACGTAAGTAGGTAACGTCTTCAATACCTTGCCATTGTAGACCTGCTAAATTATCAATTTTAGTTGCTTGATCATTACCACGTACTGGGATGTAGAAATCTTCAAGTAGGTTTTGCATGTTGTACTTCAAGTTATAATCACCAGTATTTTGGTCAATATAAGGAGTACGTTTCATTTTGGAAATTGTTTTCTGCATGAAGTTTTCTACCTCAGCAGGTGCAATGTTTCCAACATTGATGTAGAAGATACGTTTTTCAGGTGCGCGAACAATACGGTGAATTAACATCGCATCCTCCATCATAATATATTGTTTAAACAGCTTACGAGCAGGCTCTAAATACGATCTACCATAAGGTAAAAAGTTAGTATCCGTTAATAAACGAAAGTGTGCCATTTCATAGTTGTCAAAGAAAATAGCATTTGCTTGATTACCTGAATTTGGAACGTTGTAGTAACCATAGTCAGAGGGAGATGAAATACCATCTGGATCAAAACGAAAACGTACTGAATTTGGATGGTCTTTATCGTAACCATCTTGTCTTTCAATGTGGAATGCGTTATAAGGGATTACATTATATACACCAAATTTTTCAGCGATCTCTAGTTTCAAAAAGAAATCACCATATTTCAACATATTACGAATCCAAGGCCATAAGTTAAATTCTACATTTAATACATCGTAAAATAGATTGTATAGAATTTTTTGTACATCTTCATCCGAACTACGAATTTGAAGCACTTCACCCATATCATTACGTAAAGTACTTTCATCAGCTAAAATATCTAGGGCAGAAGCAATGATGGCATCTGTATCCATTGAATCATATTCGGAATAAAGTGTGGGGCGTAAAGTTTGGTAATTAAAGCTACTTTGATATCCATAAATTGAGGTGTGTGAGTTTGTGTAGATACGATTAAACCGGTCTACGAGTGCATTTGTTTCGTACTCACCTGAGATTTGGATTTTGTTAACATCAAATACCTTCAATTGGTTATCTCCTTCATTGCGGATAATAACATCAGTTGAAAATAAACGTTGTAATCTACTAAATAGTCCTGTATTTGCCATATTCTATTTTAAAATAGCCAAGAAATATCTTCTTTGCCGTTTGAGTAAGGGTTATCAATTTGAAACGGATTATTGTTATACTTGTCAGCATAACTTGGTCCATTGGAATAACCTCCAGCATATGATGTTTTAGAACTTCCTATTCCATTTAACATACTTTTGGTCATTTCCATATTACTTGTTCTTAATTTAAATGCAGTTTCGCGTAAGTAACACCCAATACAAAATGCCATAATCAAGTCATCATTGTATCCTCCTTGTGCTTCCGCTCTACCGTTTCTCCATATAAATACTTTCATTTCCTCTAATAGGCGAACAGAATGAAAAACAACTCCTTTATCCATAACTGCTTCTTGAAATTTACCAATTGCAATTGGGCGAGTAGTGTTTGACATTGTAAAGCCTGGGGTCATTTTACTATGATCCATATAAGGATCAAAGAAAGAATCTACATTATTTGCTCCACCTTTTGGTGAGTAATAAAAATTATGATAACCTCTATCTAAAATGGTCTGTACAGTTGACCAGCCTACACTTTGATTTTCGACAGCTAATAGTGCATTATTATATTCCGTTGCAATGCTAACTAATAGATGACCATAATCCTTAGTATTGATTTGTCCCTTATATTCACCTACCTGAGTGAATGATTCAACATCAAAGATGTGAAATGCCGAATAATCCTTACCATCGCCACGAGCTACATCAGCTACTATCAGATAGTTCCTTGAATAATCCGCTGGTTCCCAAATCCATAGGTTTTGATCTACACCACGTTTTTCTAGAGGTTCTTTTACGTGAAATTGTTCGTAAAAGGTAATATCTTCTGGTTGAAAGACTGTGTCACCAGATGTTGTAAAGTCACAGTCACATTCTTGGGCTGCCATTCTAATGCCCAAATCTTTATCTTGTTGATCTCTCCACGATTGATCTCGTTCAGGATGTACTTCCCAAGGTAATCTAATAGGTAAGAAACTATTTTCACCCATTTCAGCAGCAACCCACGTTTGATGGAACCAGTTACCTGTACCATAAGGTGTAGATAATGCAATACATCCACCACCAGTAGCTAAGGTTTGTTGAGCTGAAGCCCATATCTCACCAATGTTGTGAATGAAAGCTGCCTCATCTATAATCAACAAAGAAACGGCTTCTGATCGACCTGCATCGGCTGATGCTCCAACTGCTTTTACTTGAGATCCATTTGGTAATCGAAGTGTTAATTTATTTGCCTCGTCAGGTTTACTTGCAAATTTAAGCCATGAAGGTAAACTTTCATACATAAACTTAACTTTGGTAACCATGTTTTTAGCGGTTTCCTGTTTAGTTGCAATACATAATACGTTTTTATCTTCATGGAACAACATTAACCAAAGTGAATAACCTGCGGATAATGTTGAGATACCTAACTGGCGAGATTTAAGTACAATTGAATATGGGTTCTCTTGAAATAAAGTAAGTACTTTTTCTTGGAATGGATATAAGTTAAACTGAATACGTCCACGTTTTGGGTGTTGGATGTAGCAGTATTTTTTCATAAAATATGCCGGTGATTGGGCACACTTTATATACTCCTCGCGGACGACTTGTTTAATACTTTTTTCTTCCATTATTTAACTAGTGTCAATGTAAGAATAACAAGTACGGAAGCCACGAATCCTCCACCTAACCATTTAACTCCTCGCTTTAAATTAGTATTTTTGCGAGTAAGATCAGTTACATCTTTTTCAAGTCCTTTGATTACTGTATCTTGTACAGCTATTACTTTTTCATATGTAGCTGTTTGCTCAAGATAATTTTTTTCTTTTGCTATGTAAATGTTGATTGTACTATCTTTGGCGTCAATTTTTTCATTCAACTGCCATACCATTTTATTTACAACTCTTAACTCAGCAATAGCAGAATCACCTCGTGTAAGGTCAATTGCAATTGCTCGTGCTTTATCGTGTGAAAAACAAATTTTATCTGTAACGGTCTGAGAAAAACTGCTCGAGCTCAGTATTAGAAGCACTAGTAAGATCTTTAATTTTGTTGCCATAATAGGTGCGTGTTGTTTGTAGCTCTTTTTCTGTGTGTTTAATTTCTATATTCAATGAATCAACAATATGGTTTTGTTGATCTAATTGTTTGTTTAATACTTGTTGACCAAATTTCAATAATGTAATTTGACTTTTTAAACGTTCAATTTCTTTTTTTTCTTTAGAGTATTTATCAGTTTGGACAGGTTTTTTAACGTCACATTTAACTAAAAATATAAGTAATAATAAAAGTATCCCACCTATAATAAGATGGGATAGCTTTATATTGAATGTTTTATTTTGGATCATGCTTCTACTTCTCTACCAGCAGCACGTTTCAAATCATCCATCATTGTTTTGGCAAATTTGAATTTTTCTTTTGCTAGTTTTAAGATACCATCAATTTTAGCTTTATCGTCTTTATTTTTTCTAACAGATGCTAAAAATTGATTGAATTTAACTTTCTTTTCTTCAGGTGTACTACCTAATTCTTTAGCAGTTTCATCACTACTAATTGCTTTTGTTGCTGCTGCTATTTCATCATCTTCAGCTTCTAAATTTTTAGGTTCAGCTTTAGGTGTTTTTTCTTTTTTAGAAGCTTCAGCTGGTTTTTCAGATGCTTTTCTACCACGTTGTCCTGGTTCTTTCAAACCTAATGCTTTTAAGATTGCATTATTAGTTTGGTTAGCCTGAAGTGGGTTACCTGAATCATCAAATTCAGTTTGTTTTTCTAGGGCTTTTTTAACACGTGGGTCTTGGTTTTTACCAACTACTTTAGAGCGAATAGCTTTAAGTACTTCTTTTGCTTTATCAGCATCTTTTTTAAGATCATCACGGCTAAGACCCATGTCTTTAAGGATCTCGTCTGTAATGTCTTTTGTGGCATCTTCTAGTGTTTGATCTTCACCGTATTTTGCTGCTACTTGTTGATCAAATCGACCACCGAAATCGGGAATTTCATTTAGTTCTTCAGATTCGGCTACACCTGTTTTCATTAGATCTGCTTTTTTCTTTTGTAGAGCTTTAATTTCTAAATCAGCTGCTTTAATTGCTGCTGCTTTTGCTGCTGCTTCTTCAGCTTCACCTTCTCTTAAGGTAGCAGATATTTCTTCACGTATGATTTCGAGTAAACGAGATTTTTTCATTGTCTAATTTTATTTATAAATATTAGATTCCTATTACTCTTTTAAGTTTCTCGATTCTTTCCTCAGTAGTACCTGAGAGTCTAGCAAAATGAGGAATTTTGGTTTTATATTTTTCGATGAGTTTACAAATTTCTTTATCAATTTCTTTACGATATTCCATATCTGTAGTGCGAACTCCGTTATCTTCTAATTCAACACCCTCAGGTGAAACATAGAAAATATAATCATATTCGCGTAGTAAATGCGAAGCCGCCTCGTTTAATGTATCCCCTATATAATATGGAATTGAATGAGCTAAACGTGTAAATGCCATTACATCAATCACTGTACGATCTGTAATTACATTATCTAAATATAATTCACTTGAACGCTCAGCAAAGAATACAAATTGACCTTTTAATGTTGAGTCAGTGTTTAATGGAATACCTAAATCACGTAAATATTTTGAACGCTCAGTTCGAAATTCATAATCAGCAAATTCAGGTAATTCTCTTAATGCATTAACTAGTGTTGTTTTACCAACTGAAATTGTTCCACAAAATCCTATTCTCATAACTTATTTTAATAAACTTTCAACAACATAAATCGCTTGTGCTCCTGATACTGTAATACCTCTTGCACTTAAAGCATCACCCACGAAATGTACGTTAGGATATTTGGTCAAACTAAGATCTTTATAATTCACTAACGGTTCAGGTGACAAATATTTTACTTCAGGAATATAAATACCCCAATCGTCTTGTAATGTTGGGAATACTTTTTTCATATCTTGAATAAAATCCATTACATATTTAAAGTAACCTTCCATAGCAGGTTCAACAACATGAGCTAATGTATCTAAACTAATTTGAGTTGCTGTTACACCATTACCTTCAGATGTGGTTGAGGGTTGACGAGAGGGACTATAATACAAACCAGTACCATTTGCTTGGACTTTATTTACTACATTGCGTGACCAAGTAAATGGATCTTCAATACCATTAATTTCCATCAAGATACCAAAGTTAGTCATATCGTTTCTATAACGCTCATCTTTTTTAGCGTGACCATTGTAACTATGATCTCCATATGTTTCTTCTACAGCAACATAAGCAGCATTATTATTTGTACAAAATGAACGTAATGAAACACCTTTATCATCAAATTTACGATACAATTTAAAATCGTATGAAATATCAATTAGTTTTTGAAAGTGTTTTTGTGGTGCTTCAAATCGAACTCCAATTTGTACTGATTTAGGTTCATCTGGTAGTTCATATTTGTTTGCTAATTCTTGAGCAAAATCAATGCCTGATTTACCTACTGCAAAAATAAGTTCATCATATTTGTCTCCAAATTCACCACATATAATCATTTGATTATCAAAATCAATACTAGTTACTTTAGTTTCCCATACAAATTCTACACCTTTAGATACTAAATAATCGTACCAATTTTTAGCGATTTCAGATAAATAATCTGTACCTACGTGCCATACTGGGAATAATCGTAAACCGAAATATGGTTTGATAAATTCAGGTTCCTCTTCAGGATTTGAACATTGTACTTCTTCAGGTTTAGGGTGGAAACGTTTGAAATTGGTGATGACTTGATCCATCAATTCCATTGCTTTTTCCTCACCACAATATTTTGATAATTGACCTCCAATTGCTGTGTGATAAGTTAGTTTACCATCACTCCACGCTCCTGCACCTGCAAAACCACACATTACTTCATTAGGGAGTCGTTTATATGGATCTTTACCCATATCAATCATAGTAATTAATTCTCCCGGATAGCCATTATCTACTAATTTTAAAGCAGCATTAATTCCTGCTACTCCACTACCTACAATTACGATTCTTTTTGTATATTTACTCATATTATTTATATTTCCATTTATATCCAAATGCTGTTTTTTGCCTACCTAAAATACAATCTTTTATTTGGGAAACCAAGTTACTTGTTTTATTTGTTTGTTCTTGTATCCATAAAGCTGCTTGACCTTTACTTTCCCATTCTTTAATAACATTGCCATCTAAATCACATTGTAAAACTATTTTTGCTTGCTTACGTTTAGCTATTCCTATATTTTGTTTATGTACATTAGAAAATGGTTTTGGTATTTTATTTCCTTTACTAATTTTATCTCGAACTTCTTGGGTATAGTACTGGGAGTGGTTTCTAGTTTTTAAGGTTTTACTTATTTTATTTCCAGTTCCTTTTATGCGAGATTTTCTCATTTTTTGTTTTTGTTCTTCAGTGTAACTTGAAGGGCCCCCTCCACCATTGTTTTTGTTTTCTAACTTAAAGCCCCATTGTTTAAATTGTTCTATCCAATAACTTTCCCAAAATTTCCAGTCTTCTACTTCATCTATAATATAAGATTGAATATCTAAACCGAATGTTCTTTTATGAGCATGTTTCCTTCTTATTGAATCTTTTGCTTTTCCAACATAAAATGGAATTCCATTTTTTTCTAATACATAAATTTTAACCATATTGTTTTATTATATATATTATAAAATCCCATCAGACCAACATCCTATTTAAAATAAAGATACAAAAAAAGACCCAAATCCAAAGATTTGGGCCACAACTCCAATAATTTTTTTAAGTCGACAGGCTATGAATCTGTCTATATGTTTTTTATCTATATAGGTTTGATTATAAGAGTATTTTTCTCTATTAAATCATCTAATATGTATTTTGTTTTATCTAAAAATTTATTTAATGTTTGTCTATATAGTCTATGTCTTAAATTATCATTAGCTTCTAAATAAAATTCAGTAAAATATTCTGAGTAGTATTTGAGAATTTCATTTATAAAAATATAGATATGAGTATTAAATATTTTTTCATCGTATGTAGGAGGTTTATCATAACGTTTATTTCCATTATCGTCTACCCATCCAAATTTAATTTCTGCTATTGTGTCTCCTTTATATAGGGATTGATTTAAAATTATAAAGTGTTGAATATTTTTTCTATCGTTGAATATCCATAAGTTTTTACGAGAATGTTCAAAGTCATAATGGTTATTAGGGTTGACAGATTCAAACATCAATTCATATGAAGAAATTATAATCTCTTCTCGAATTAATTTTTTTAAATCTTGTTTATCCATTTTAAAATATGTTATGCTATTTTTTCAACATTCATTACTCGATCACCACGTCCAAAAAGATGATTATCAATTAATCCTTTCCAAAAGTTTAATGAACTAGTTCCAAATTTATTAGCATTATCTATATCACTTTGTGAAATAATTACTACATCTAAATCAGCTCCATCACCATTATCTACAGTATATTCAATTTTATATTTACCAGGTTCAGTAGGTACTCGATCTTTAAGTCTTTCTTCACTTAAAGCACGTTTAAGTTCTTCCTTTACTAATTCTTTTAAGCCTTCTAGCTTCATGATTTATATATTTTTAATTTCAAAGTACCAGTTCCTTTAATGACTCTATGCCATTCGTGTCTTGGTATAAATATACGTTCTTTTAGGGAGGTAGGCAAGCAATTGTCTAACTGAAGTTGCCAGTCTGTATCTTCTAGGATTTCAACTGTTCTATCTTCATCATCACGATGCCATAGTAGTTCAATTGGGTCTATATTTTCGCTAAATTCACGAATAATATATTTATCTGTAACTTCTATGTCAGTGTAAGGTTTCATTCTCCTTTTGGTAAAAACCAATTTGAACACCATTTTGAAGGGTCTTTAATTTGATTTCCTTCTTCATCGATTAATTCATTGGTTTTCATATAATGTTTGTAATATGTGTTTGAGCACATATGTTTTTCATCTTCTACATAGTAAAATTTACAAACATGACATCCAAACCCTACAGGTGAATACATGTAAGGCGGAGACTCAGGTGACTCCTGTTGTTTCAATAATTCAAGTAAACTAATCATTTTGTTTTTCCCCATTTTTTACCTTTACCAGGTGTTTTACATTGTGCTGGAGTTGGGCGGCATGAAGGGTATTTGGCTCGTTTTTCGCCTTCTTCTCTACCACATGCTTTATAGCCTTTAATTTTACCGTCTTTTCTAATTGGAGCGTTACAATCAACCCATCCACCTTTTTTACCAGGTTCACCTTTACGTTTGAACCAAGTGCGAAGTGTTTCTTTTGCTTTTTCTCGAATTACTTCTTCTTTAATACCTTTCCAAATTTTACCTTGACGGCATCTAACTACAGCACCAGACTTATAAGCCGATGGTTTATCAAATTTACGGTCAGCAATACGTAAACATCTGTCACGTTTTGATTTTTCCTCTTGTATGTTAAAATCTTTTTTTATTTTTTTTATTAATTCTTGGAGATTTTGGTTTATTTGGTGAGCTATTTTATTCTTTTTTTCTGTAATATCTCCTCTATTTCTCGCTTCAGAACAAAATAAATTAAATCGATTTAAATTAGAAGTAGCTTCTTTTAACCATTCTATACTTTCCTTTAAAATTTCTTCATTATTATTTATGTTAGAATCAAAAATATTTTCTATATAAGACAAATCAACTTTTGAATAAAAATTTAAAACTTGTTCATTTGATTCTATAAAACCAGGAAAATTTAAAGCTTCACTTTTTTTAGCTTTTTCTAGGTTAGATTTAGCTAAATTCAATTCATGTTGGAAAACATCATGGGTATTTTGAAATACTTTATAATTTGACATTTCCAGTTTTATTATATTGGTTAATATATTTATCTAAATGTTGAGAAAATGCTTTGTTTATTTTATTTCCTTTTTCCAAAACTTGTTTAAGGTTATTTTTTTGCTCCTCTAACATATTTTGTTTGATGATTTCCTCTTTAATAAGTTGTTTTAATTCGGATTGTTTCATGTTAATACATATTGTACTTTATATTGCTTGTTACATATAGTATTTGCTTTACCTACTAAATGACATCTTACAGTTTCTGGGTTAATGTTGAGGTCAAGGGCTAGATCATAGTAGCTATTATATGTCTTAATGTATTTTCCACTTACTGTATATAGAGAAACACTTCTGCCTTTACCTTTATTTGGGCTAGTTCTACCTTTATGGGCTTCAGATACTCCAGGTTTTGGACCATCTGGTTTTCCTTTTTTAGATGTTGTGGATCCCTTTTTTGCTTTGGATATTTTTTCACATATTTCTTTTGAAAATTTTCTCCCAGTTAGTTTCTCACTAACAGTACGTTTGGTTTCTTCTTTATGGAGTTTATTTCCTCTAGCATCATTTGTCATATTATAGAATTGAGGATTTGTAGAAGCATTAAAATGTTCTAACCATTGAGATTCTATATCACGAGCATCCCCTTCACCTTGCCAAAGTATATCTCTTGTAAAATTATTTTTACCGTATTTTTTTAAAGCATCTTTTATTGCTTTACCACTACCATAGTAGTTTTCATCTATTTGGGATTTTCTAGAAGAACCAATATATTTTTTTCCATTTATATTATTGGTTATAAGATAAACGTAAGCCATTTTATTATAAATATTGGTAGGGCCGACTTCCTACCAAAAACCACTAAAGTTTTTTGCACCTCCTAGTTGTTTCCAGTAACGACCGATTCTACATGACCAATAAGATGCTTTTGTTCTATCTTTTTTATTAGCACAGTCGTGACGTTTTGCAAATGCGCGACGTGCTTCTGGATTGTTTATTTTAGCTGATAGGCCTGTTGTATCTCCAAAAGATACTTTTTTAATTTTACCTTTATCTCTTACGTAAACGTAGAATTTTTTAGATCCACCACGTTTTGGTTTTCCAATTGGTGGGTTTTTCTTTTTATCTTCAGCTTCTTCTAGTTCTTCGTTTTCAAGTAAAAGTAAATCTAAAGGTACTTTAACACCTTCATATATTCCATAGTTACCTAAATCAGTTTCCTCTAAAATTTCTTTATCATCATCGTTTACATGAATAATTTCACG